GAGCATGACGAGGACCATGAGATGAGATGTGTTCTAGCAATCATCAAATGTGTGCGAGGCGAGATTGAAAAGCTCGAACGGATTAACCCGAATTATTTAGACATTCTGTACGAGGCCTATGAGGCCTACGAAGCCAATGAAAGGCAGAGCGGAGTGCAGAGTGGGATGGAAATTTAAAAACCAACAAATAAAAAGCCTCCCCGAAGGAAGGCTTGATATGGAATATATATATGATAACAAAAAATAGACACTTACGAGACAATCCTTGTCCGTTGTGCGGATTTTGGGATGACCCGAAAGGTCGTGGTCGAGGCACTCGGTGCTCTGGCGCAACGTTCGACGGTGATGACGGCAACACCTACGTCATCTGTTCTCAAATGGAATCGCCTAGACCGTCAACCTCTGACGGATGGACTCACATGTTGGGTCATAGATGTGACTGCGGTGTTGAACACGGCGGAAAACCCGACGATGTTTACGAGATTGGGTCTACCCAACCTAGTCAATCTAGTCGATTAAAGATGACAAAACTTGTCGAACTAATTGATAAGCCTGAACCGATATGGAAGGAACTGAATTCACCGTATGCAGCGACCACGCTGACATATAACGGGACTGAGTACCAGCACATACGTCAGGATTTGATTGATGAGGCGACTGGTGAAGAGGTTAAAGATATGAAGTGGGCTCCTGCACCTAGCATTAAAGGTGACCACGTTGAAGATTTTCCGCTACATCAACCAAAGGGTCAGACATTAGTTAATGCTGACACGGTCGTTGCTATAGCCGAAGGTCAGAAAGCAGCTAACGCAATTTGGGCATCTGGTAATAAGTCACTCGGCTTATACGGTGCAAAGGTTCAGCCGACCGAGCGCGTGCTTAATCTCCATCTGCATTCCATCAAGCACACAATCTTGTGGGCTGATGCGGATAAGGCTGGTCGTGATTGTATGGCGACGCTGTACAGTCGAATACGCGCTCAATTTCCGGCTATGCGAATCTCAATCATTGAGAATCCAAACGGGAAGCCGAAGGCTGATGCTGCCAATATAACCGCAGGGGAAGTAGCTGCATTGATTGATAAAACAATCGCAGCACCTGAGGAGAAGTTCGGAGTAACCAAACTCGAACCATCTCGCAACTATCCTAAGCCAATAGATGATTTTGGATTTTTCGGGATTCCCGGCGACCTCGTGCGAACGCTTGCACCTTATACAGAAGCGGACAAACACGCTGTCTGGATAACTATTGTGACTGCACTCGGTTCACTGATGGGAGTTAATCCGAAAATTGAGGAAGTCATTGGTCATCCTCAACTGATGACTCTGGTTGTTGGTGCGACGGCTGGTGGTAAGGGAACCTCATGGAACCTAGCGTGGAATCATGTCATCCGACCTGTGATGGTGGAACTCAACTATATAGAGGAGGAAATCCATGATTGGTTAGTCATGGGAGTGAGCAGTGGTGAGGGAATTGTTAACCTCTTTCACTGCGACCCACCAGAGCGAGATGATGAAGATGAAGAGTTTGACCCTGATGAAGAACCTGAAGAGCCGTGTGGTTCTATTCAGAAATTCATGGTGCTGACTGAAGCTGGTACTTTGCTGACGCACTGTAAGCGGCCAGACTCTACGACCTCTACTATCTTGCGTCAGATGTTCGACAATCAAGAGCACGTGCAAGTGCCTACAGGTCGGGCAAAGGTGCTCAGGGCTAACGACCCTCACCTTACTTTTCTAGGTCAGATAACCCGAGAAGAACTCAAAGACGAACTACCGAGACGATGGGCTAAGTACGGAGTTACTAACCGATTTCTCATGGTTGGAATGGAAGCTTCTGAACGAGTGTTATCTATCGAGACGGCTACCAGTGTGCCTGACCATGACCTCACGCCAACTATTAAGCGGTTGGCTGCGGTTATTCGTGAGGCTCGTAGTGAAACTCGGGTCAAGTTCGATGCCTCTGGTGTCGAGGCTTTTGATGCTATTCGGACCGAATGGAAACGATTCGCACGTGATGCGGCTAATTCATTTATAGCCGAAGCATCGGGAAGGTACACCGACCAAGTAGGAAAACTCGCGCTAATTCTGGCACTGCTGGACCCTGCAAGCTATGAGGAAAATATCGGTGGTATGCAGTATGAGCGAAAGCTTATATCCGGTGTTCATGTAACTGCTGCGAAGCAGTGGGCTGACAGGTCGGTGAATACTATTCGGTGGATTTGGCATGAGGATGAATTGTCACTCGATGAATCGAAAGTAGTTGCATACCTCGACAAGATTGAGGACGTACATCAAGCGATGCGGTCCGAGATTCTTGATGATGTATTCAGAAACAATCGCTCTAAAGGCGAGATGACCGACGTGCGAGATTCACTGATAAATAAAAAATATATTGAAGCTGTTATGGACTCTCAACCAAAGAGGAAACCAGTGGAGATATGGAAACTCATCAAGTTCGATGAGTAGAGAGGAATTTTATGGCAAGACCAACGAAGTTAACTAGGCCAGTAATCGAGCGAGTTGCTTCACATGTTCGAGAGGGTTTGCCGTACGCAAGTGCGGCAGCCCTCGAAGGCATTTCAGAGCGCACGTTTTATGACTGGATGACCAAAGGTAAAGAATCCACCACAGGGATTCTCCATCAGTTTGTACAGGCCATAGCTGAGGCCAATGCGGAACTACATCAAGAGATGGCTCGGAAGTTTCTTAATGAAGTACGTGAGGGTGACGGTAAGGCTGAGCGATTCCTAGCCAGACGCTTTCCTAAGGACTGGAGTGAAAAACAAACCCACGAAATCCAAACAGATACCCCGATTGAGCTGGTGGTAAATCTCGGAAGGAAGTTAAGTACTGATGACGAATAAATTAGAGCTCAGCTTTGCCAATCAACTCTATGACAAACAGCACGAAGCTATTTTCTGTACAGAGCGATACGCAATTATTGAAGCCTCAACTAAGTCAGGTAAGACGATGGCTTGTCTAAGCTGGCTACTCACAAAAGCTACCGAGAAGTCCGGTATTTATTGGTGGGTAGCCCCGCAGTACAGTCAGTCACTTATTGCATTTAATCGGCTTCACGAAGCTCTGAGGCACGGTGCTGCATATGCCATTGATTCAGTTAATGAATCCACTCACACGATTAAATTAGTGAACGGTTCACGAATCGAATTTAAGTCAGGTGAGAAATCTGATGGATTGTTTGGTGAGGATGTTGATGCTTGCGTCATTGATGAGGCATCACGACTCCGAGAAGAATCATTTCATGCAATCAGGTCAACTCTTACCGCTACTCAAGGCTCACTCAGAATTATCGGCAATGTTACAGGCCGGCGGAATTGGATGTACAAGCTCGCTCGTGAGGCTGAGGCGGGTCGAGACAACTGGAAGTATTCGCGACTGACATGGACCGACGCTGTAGATGCTGGCGTACTCATGAGAGCAGAGGTAGATGATGCGAAGGCCATGCTCCCAGCTCATGTATTTCAGGAACTATATGAAGCTCAGGCAACTGACGATGGTTCTAACCCGTTTCGGATGGAAAGTATTGAACAGTGCATCAAGCCAATGTCAGACCTAGAACCAGAAGTATGGGGATGGGATTTGGCTAAGTCAGTGGACTACACGGTTGGCATAGCACTTGATAGAAATAATCAGGTCTGTCGGCTCGAACGCTTTCAGAATTCATGGGACGTTACTGAAGAAATAATTCTCAGTCATGTAAGTAATGAACCCTGCCTTATAGATTCTTCTGGTGTCGGTGACCCGATAGTTGAGCGACTGTCTAAAGACCGATGGACTATCGAAGGCTTTAAGTTCACCAGCACAAGTAAGCAGCAGATTATTGAGGGCTTAATACTTGCTATTCAAAATCATGAGATTGGATTCCCAGAAGGTCCCATAGTTTCCGAATTAATGAATTTTGGGTATGAGCACACCCGTACGGGGATGCGCTACGAGTCAATGAGTGGTCATGACGATGCGGTTATGGCTCTTGCCTTAGCTCATCATCAGAAAAAGAACATGCCTAGTCAGGGAATTTGGTTCTCATGAAGAGTAGAAACCTAGTAAGTCACGAAGAGATTGACATGGTGCGCACAGCACTCAGGTCAGGCAGGTCAACCGAGAAAGCTATTAAGAAGTACACAGGCCTCACATGGTATGAAGTTGCTGCGGCGTTACGACTCCTCAAGTATCGGCGAGAGATTGAATCGAATAACAAGCCCGAGAAATATCGGGGAATTGTTCACGCAACTATGAGCTACAGAAACCGTAGAGAACGAGATTTAGTTGAGCCTCGAAGTCATCGCGGTAAGCCCCGAGTAATTACTTACGGGATGATTCGTGACTATTTTCGGTAGGTGAGACGAGAGTACGAGATTGACGATGTTGCCTACCCAATGTAGTCAATATCGTAGATATTCCTGCACAGACCTATATGGAATTTCCGCAGTACATGCAGTTTTT